GGCACAGTGTATTCAGTGTGGCATATTTCTACAAACCATTGTTCTCTGTCCACTGGCTTAGGGTGTTCAATATTCTCCAAGTGTGTGCTAACTGGATGCGCAAGACTGCTCGAATCAGTTAGCACAGTTGCACCGGCAATTGCTGCACTAATACCAGGGCCGCTACAATGATTCACTACTGCATGATATTTGTAACCAATGTTGTATTTGTCATAGGTGTCATCTATTCTTATAGGTTGTTCCATTGTGCAATTAACAAAGTTTTCTAACATAAATCGATGCGGGGGGATAAATGCAGGGCTGCGTGGATGCGGCCTAACTACTATTGGCCGGTCTGTATACTTGCGTAGATCGGCAATAGTTTCTCTGGTCCAAGTTGGAAGATCGGGCATGTTTTCCCATTGCAAACTTTTACGATGCTGCAATGCTATCAAAATACCATCACTTTGTTGTGACAACTTGCCTAGTTTTAATCCCAGCTTAGCTGGCCTATCCCAGTCTAAATTTTGTTGATGTCCGTAATAGCCAGTGGCATTGATATTGTTAATTGCTATCTTCCATGTTACCTCACGATCAAGTGCCCCAACATCAATCACAATAACTGGTTTGTTTTGGCTGCGATAATGGTCGTATACTTGTTTGTTCTTTGCCATACGCCCATTCCACAGTACACTCCATATTACAACAGCATCACAATCTAAACTATTTTCAACTGGCGTTATACCTGCTGCTCTACAACTACTGAGAAATGCTTCCAGCACTGTAGAGCTGTTCAGTGCACACTGTTCCGGATAATATGCTATGTTAATGATCATGGTTATAAATACTCGTATGAAACGTTATACAGTAGTTACCACATTTCATCAGGAGGGCTTGGAATTGTACGGCCAGCGGATGATTGATTCATTTGAGCAGCATTGGCCCGACAGTGTCGACATGATTGTTTACACAGAAAATTGCACCCCGAGAATAACCAAGAAAAATATACGTTGTGTTGATCTACTTAGTGTTAGCAGCGAGTGCAAAAGTTTTGTTGAAAGACACAAAAACAACCCGGAAGCACACGGTGGATTAGGTCCCCACAATCAAGGGGAATGGAGTGAACGCAAACATTTTAAATGGCAAGGTGTGAGATTTTGTTACAAAGTATTTGCAGTACACCACGCAGTAAACACAGTTGACAGCGATTGGATTATTTGGTTAGACGCAGACAGCCACACTCATAGCCCATTAAGTGTTGAATTTTTAGATAGCATTAGCCCAGATGATTTTATTGCAACACATCTAGGGCGCACTGATAGATATCACAGTGAGTGCGGATGGGTAGGATACAACCGTCGACACCCATTGGGCATTGAGTTTGTCAATGACTTTGCCGGAATGTACATTAACGACACTATGTTCAATGAACGTGAATGGCATGATAGTTACTTGTTTGATGTACAGAGAAAACATTACCGCGATAAAAAAGGTGCAAGCTTTTATGATCTCAATCCTGAACCTGATACCAAAGGACTAGCAGGGCACCCGTTTATTAACAGCAAGCTAGGAATGTATTTGGATCACATGAAAGGTGATCGCAAACAACGTGGACACAGTAAAGCAAAAGAAGTTAGACTGCACAGCGACCACCCGTACTGGAAGAAGATTTTAAATGTATGAAAAACACAGCTGGTGGTTTCCAGACCAAGATACACACTTTGTAGAAATGCTGGATAAGAATATACACAAAGGTTTTGAGCCAGTGTATCAAGAACCTGTGCGCAATAAAAGTTTACGATATGTAAAGCAAAAAAGTGTTGCACTTGATATTGGGGCAAACATTGGCTTGTGGAGTAGGGACCTTGCACTGCATTTTACAAAAGTTATTGCATTTGAACCAGTAAGCGACTTTCGTGATTGTTTGATTAAAAATGTTGTTAACGGCAATATAGACATTCGACCTTATGCACTAGGGCCAGAAGACACAACCATTGACATGGTTGTTACCGAAGGTAACACTGGCCACAGTCATGTTGACAACAATACAATTGGCAGCGGATCCATTGACATGCGCAAGTTGGATAGTTTGAAATTTGATGCTGTTGATTATATTAAAATTGACTGTGAAGGATATGAGCTATCCATACTACAAGGTGCAGAACAAACTATTAAACATCATCAACCTGTGATTGTAGTTGAACAAAAACTACACAAAGATACCGGCATAACCAAAGAAACACAATATGGCAGTGTTGAATTACTAAAAAGTTGGGGCATGATTGAACTGGCCAGAGTGAGAAACGACTGTATACTAGGCTGGTAAGTGCGGTTCAAAGTGTTGATATATTTCACCATTTCGACTTTGTGCAATAGTCCAATGTGCTTGACATAAATTATTCAACCACTGTTCTCTGTCCGGCATTTGAGGATTGTTAATATTTCTAGTATTATGATTTGCAACGTCCCAAGTAACTGCACTTTCTTCACTGACAAATGTTGGTACACCTTCCAATACACTCAATACACTGCTCGAGCTGTTGTAAAATACCGCAGCCCTGGCGCCCTTAACATCTTGTTGAAGTGTGTGCTTGGTACTATCAACAATGTCAACGTGTTGTTGTCGGCCGATTAATTGTGCCCATGGTTTGTCCATAGTACCCGGATGTGGGCGTATTTTAATAACAGTGCCAACTTGACTGCGTATAATTTTTAATGTTTTTTGTAGCCAAGCTATTTGGTCAAATCCTTTAGCATTCCAGCCGTTATCACGCTGCAAGCATAATAAAATATGATCACCATAATTTTTCCACGGCTTTAATTCAAGTCCTAATGTATCACGCACCATATGCCAGTGATTATGATTGCTGTTACTGTTAGCATATTCACCTTCGTTGTAAAACACACTGTCAAGGCTGTAACGCAACCACATGTTTTCGTGCTCATTGTGAAACTTAAAGCAACTTCCATCAATGCTCATAACTCTGCCGCCAATTGCCTTTTGATGATTAATAATAGCTTCTCTATGATAAATGTGCGGACCACTATAGCTCATACCGACCCACCCAATGATTACTGCTAGTTTTGCACGATGTAATTGCCGATCACGCAAATTTTCATCAACCAACACACGGGCACCACATTGTCTTGCGCCGTCTGCAAATGCTCGCATGATCTGTACTTTAATATTATGATTGCGAATCTTCGGAAGACTGCTCAAGTACACAACAACATCATAATCCCACGTCATCTGCTGTAGTTCTCCTGCAAAATATGCCAGGCTGTGCCTTCCTGCATTTCTTTAGGTGTAAATTGATTGTACGCTAAATTGCAACAAAGATTTCTAACTTCAGGTATAGACGGCATGTAAGGAGTTGCAATTTTCTTTAAGTCTGTGTTAGCCAATGGCTGTGCTGCATTTGGTCCCATTGTGAATACAGGCTTTCCAAATATCAATGCTTCTACCGCAGCAATACTGTTGTAAGTTACCAAACAATGCACATCTTGGGATAGTGCCATTTCCATTGTGTCCACATTAACACGAGCATGTCGGCTTTGTTTTTCCCTGACTACAATAGGCCTATCAGTATACTGTTTAATTTCATTGATTGTTGATTCTAACCATTCTGTTAAATCTACACCCCAATAAGACAGTGCTTTTTGACTAGGAGGACACAACAAGATATTTCTCCCTGGAAGATGTCTGTTAATTGTAACACCTGTTTTGAGAAATCTATCATCTCGGCACTGTTGGTATAATGGTGCACTATATTGCAATGCATTTTTAGTAATTCGGTGATATTTTTTATGCTTGCCGTTGCCAAAATAGCCAGTGTCAATGTAATAAAAATCTCGCTCTTCTTCTAAGCATCTATGTATTACTTTCTTTTTAGCAATACCTCTTACTACAACCGGTACTGACAAATCAGTTAATTCTACGTGCTTGCTTGCTCCAAACACTCCGTTGGACCCTAATAAAAAACTCTCTACTATTACATCCAACTTTGATTCTCCTTTTGGTTGAGTAACGCCAGCATCAACAATGCCCATACAGCCCGGGGTATTATGAGATTGTATTATACGTTCAATGATGTTGTCCATACTGTCTTCGTTAAATATACCAAAAGGGTCGCGGCGTAGTTTTAATAAATCTTTAATATCATTTCTAATGTCTTCGGGCAGTGTTAAATCACTTGCACTAATTGTGGGATTGTTTAACGTTTCCAAATATTCGTCATGATAGGCATTCCAAACATTAGCATACGCACAATCTTCATAATTTTCGAACCATGGGCCTCCTTCAGTGTAGTGCAAAAGTTTAGGGCTACCGTCACGAGGTTCTACATACCAGTCAGTTAACCAGTTCCATTCAGGGTTAACTGCGCCAATTTCTCTGTCTTTAAGCCAGCTAAATCTATGCAAGTATGCACCTGTTACATCTGGGTCGTTAACAACATCAACAGTTATTTTTTTATTACCCTTGTGTGCGCAATTCCACACAACCATGCTGCTCCAGTTTTTACGTGGATAAACTGTTTGTTGTTGCCCGTCCATCTTTACACCTTCTTTAGGAGTGTAATCATGTTGAACGCAAGTTACTGCTTTTTTAGGATTAACTCCCTCAATGAGTTTGGCAATATCGTCTACTAGTATCATATCACTATCCATAAAGATAGCAGTACCTTTATAGTTGTTAAGTGCTGGTACTAAAAAACGAGTGAACGTAAATTCTGTACTTGCAAGTTTATCAACTTCGCGACTATAAAATCCACGCATGCGCAAATCGTCTTGTTTTAGAAAGTGTATGTCCACCGGAATAGTTGCATGTTTTAATATGCTGTGGCGGCACACGTCAGCAGCAATAGGTTCGCGACTGTCCCATCCAATGTAAATTGTAAGAATATCTTCCATTAGTCTCTTCTTTCTATATCTTCTTCACTGAGTTCGGTACCCATCCAAACTTCAATTACTTTAGCAGTAACATTGCCGACATTAGTTGCTTTGTGCCAAGTGTGTGCAGGAATATCAATACTTTGGCCCGATGTATATAATATACTTGACTTGTCGCCATTGGCAAACTCTAAATCCATACGGATATCGCCTTCAACTACATGCCAATGTTCACTACGTATAAAATGTCTTTGGTCACTCAGCGGAGCTTCAGTCCCAAATGCAAGTTCTTTTACTGCCCAACCAGGACCATTGTGTAACACTGTGTAACTTCCCCATGCACGGTGTGTAGTAGGTTGACTCCACTCTTTGAGTATCCAGCTGCTACTATTCTTTTTATCTTTACCACCAACACCGAACACAAACTCTACATCTGAATAAACCATTTCTGGAATGTTGTCTTTGGTTCTGTCACCGCCGTTGGCAAATACAATTTTTGTTTGACTACTTGATGTAGACAGCAATTGAAAAATTGCACCGCATGCTGTGTCGTCGTTGTCATTAAACCCAATAACTTCATCTACACATGCTAATTCTTTAATAATAGAACAGCGCTCTTCAAAGGACATAAAAGGGCGACCTTTTTTACGTACGAGCCATTCATCGCTATTAACTCCTACAACAAGCTTGTCGCCAAGTTCTCTTGCTGCCTTAAAATATGCTATGTGCCCGCTGTGAAGTGGATCAAACCCCCCTGTAACTAATACTACAATCATAGTTGATATCCTTAATTTCTTGTTTTAACTGTGTCTACAACGTGTGTTGTTAAATTATGCAATCTCTTGACGTTTTGCCTCATGTACCATGTAATCCAGCATGTCGTCATAACTGTTACTTGCTATCCATCCTATTTTGTCCATGTAATCAACCTTTAATAGTTTTTTAGTTTTACCAATACGATCTGCTGTGTATTCTATCTTGCCTGTGTAACTAATTCGTTCACACAGTCCTTGTACAACTTCGCCTATACTGATGTCTGATCCGTATCC